TGGAAACTACAAAATTAACAGAATTTGCCCGTACATTGGGAGAAGATAACAAACGAGTTAACGAAGAATTAAAAACCAAGGTTAGCACTTCAGCAATGACGCAAGCTATCTCTCAGGCAGTCACTCAAGCTAAAACGGAAGTAAAAGCTGAAATCTTGGGTGAAGGAACGCCTGAGAATCTTGATACATTGAAAGAAATTGCAGACAAAATTACAAGCATGGGCGATGACGCTGGTGGCGCGCTCCTTGGAAAAATCACAGAAGTTGGTGGACGTGTAGACCAGATTGCTAATC